AAGAGAGGGAAGATCATCAGCAACTGTTGTTGCTAATCTTAAAAAGAATTGACCTTCATATCCTGCTACTGGTGCTGTACCTGGAGTAAATGTTTGGCGAGATACAGTTCCAGTTGCCCCTGAAAAGTTAGCATACCAGCGGTCTGATGTGTATCCAGTAGATGAAAAACTTGTACCGCGTTGCCAAACGCCAAAATCACCATTGATAATTTTATTCTTACCAGCAACAAATGGCGCTACGCCGCCGCCGTTGTTCTCTTGTGTGTCTGCAACATCTCTGGCTCTTGTCATTCGGTCACCTCTGCTTGATTGGCAATCATTTCGTCATAGGTTGACTTGAGCATTGAGGTAAATTCATTATTGCCTCGGTTAATAATGGCGTGTTCTACTCCGTTAATTTCAATAAAAGTTACATTATCCAATTTTATAACTCCGCACTAAATCCTAAATAACCCGAAGTTGAGTTATTTGTTAATCCTCGATACCAGACACCTTGTACCAAACCCAATGCGACAGTCAGTTGAACATTGAGTGGATTTAGACCTTTTACAGTACCAAGTACAGCAGCAGTTACCGCTGTAACTGTGCCAGTTCCAAAAGGTTGTACCGCTATGGTTGAAAAATCAACCGCCGTTGGAAGTGTACGCATTGTAGTTGGTGTGGCTACTTGAATGTCCACTAGAGTTGTTGATTCTGCGGTCCCCCCACCTAAAGCCATATAAGCAGAAAGACCACCATTTCGGAAATAATACCTCTGACAAGCAGCAAGTTCACCTTGGATGGTGCTGGCATAAGTTCTAAAAGGTAGCGCAACACTGCCCACATCTAATTGCACTCCTGTCATTTGGAAGGAATCATCTGCTCCAGCAGTTCCAGTACCAAATAAATAAAACACCATACCAAATTGCGTTGCAGTGCTTGCAAAAGTTCCTGTAAATGTAAACCTTGTCCAAGTTGTTGTTAAAGTTGCTGAACCTGAAATTGGTTCTGCATAACCTGTCCAAGTACCAAAAGTTCCAGCGGCTTGGTCTGTTCCTGTTCCTGTGTATCCGCGAACTGCTAAAGCACTACTTGTTGGAGAATAGTTCGCTCCAGCCTTAGCATAAAAAGATAAAGTTACAGTCTTGCCAGCAAAAGGAATTGAATTAACTGTTTCAAGAACTTGATTAATAGCAATACCATCAGTTGAAGTTTGACCAGCAGTGCGCTGCACTTTCATCGCATATTGAAAACCTGTTGGCAGCCCAGTTGTTACCTGTGACCAGGAAGCAGTAGCAGCACCTCTATACTGATACCAGCGGTCTGCGGTTGCATAACTATTTGCAGTAGTTGAAGTAGTACCACGCTGCCAAATCTGAAACGCAGAGTTTAGAACTGGATTGCCTTGTGCATTTCCAGCGGTATAGCGCAAGCCTGTTGTAGCGGAACTATCTGCTACGAGAGTCTCGCCGTTGTTGCCTACTGCTAGGCGTGCATCAGTTGTACTGAAAGTAAATAAATCACCTTTTGTGGTAAGTGGTGTTTGGTCTGTTTCTGCAGCCCACTCAAGTCCTGTTCCTGTGGCTGAGTTAGCCTTAAGTACATACCCATTAGTTCCAACACCAAGTCTGCCTACTGTGTCAGCAGCAGTACCTACAACTAAGTCACCCTTAGCATCTACTACAGACTGAGGTATGTCAGTTACTACGCTTAGTGCAGTAAAGGTAATAACCTCTAGTACATCATTAACAACAAGTGCTGCTAAGGCTGTAATGCTTGTGCCATTAGTTGCTGTGTAGTCTGTACCACGAACTAAAAGCACACCGTTAAGGTATACCTGTTCTTTACCAGCAATGTATGAAAGAGTCTGAGAAGATGCATCAGCACCTGATACAGATGTTTCTCCACCTACAGCAATAAACTTGTAGCGATAGATTTCAGCAGATGAGGAAATAGAAACCCACGCAGTACCTGACCAGGCAAGCATTACAGCAGATACAGTATTAAAATATATAGCGCCAGTAATTAGAGCGTTGCCATCATTATCTAAAGTTGGGTTTGATGACTTAGCACCTAGATATCTATCATCGAATGAATCGTATGAAGCAGCAGCAGCCGTTGCACTTGCTGCAGCAGCGGTTGCAGAACCTGCAACTGTATCTACATACTGTTTAGTAGCAGCACCTAGGTTAACTGATGGGTCTGCATTGAGAACCAATGCACCTGTCATAGTTGAACCAGCCTTGAGTACCATAGCATCAAAGACTGAACCACCTGCTTGGATTGCTGTTGCAATCTCACCAAGTGTATCTAGTGTGCCAGGGGCTGAGTTAACAAGATTTGCTACAGCAGTATCTACATACGCAGTTGTTGCAGCATCTGTAGTATTAGCAGTAGGTGTACCAAGTCCTGTAATCTTTTGAGAATTAAGTGCAACTGATGCAGTAGGTGCAGCCATCTGGTCTAAACGAGATGTGCGAACTTGCGTGTCAAAGTCTGAGACAGTTGCTGCTAGTTGAGTACCAGTGTGGTTAGCGCGAGCATAAGGGTCAGCGACTAACTTTGCTGCAGTAATTGTACCATTAGCAATATCACCAGCAACAATAGTTCCATCAACAATATCTGCTGATGTAATAGAACTGTTGAGATTTAACTTGCTGTAAGCGATAGCGGCTGCCGAGTTGACATCACCATTTACAATTGCTCCATCTGCTATCATAGTAGATGTTACTGTACCAGTATCGGCAACTGTAACTGCTGTGCCAGAAATCTTAGTCTTATCGATTGCTGCTGCGGCATTAACATCAGCGTTGACGATAGCCCCAGTACCAATTACGGTTGTAAGACTTACGTTACCAGTGCCATCAAAAGTAACTCCGCTTGCTTCTACATCTCCAGTTAATTGGAATGTACGAGCAGTTGCAAGCGCTGTTGCGGTTGCTGCGTTTCCTGTTGCAGAACCAGCAGTACCTGATACGTTACCAGTTACATTGCCAGTTAGGTTACCTGTAAATGTACCTGCGATAGCACCAGTACCTGTAATAGTTGGGCTAGAGATTGTTGGGCTTGTAGCAAATACATTTGCTCCACTACCAGTCTCATCTGTTAAAGCAGCAGCAAGATTTGCGCTAGATGGAGTAGCGAGGAACGTTGCGACTCCTGTACCAAGACCTGAGACACCAGTTGAAACTGGAAGACCAGTTGCATTAGTTAAAACACCAGATGCTGGAGTACCAAGGGCTGGAGTTGTAAGAGTAGGGCTAGTTAAAGTTTTGCCAGTAAGAGTCTGTGAGCCTGTAAGTGTTACTAAGGCTGCAGTGTCCGTAATACCGTGTACGCCAGTTGAATCTTCAATGTGGTCGTTGGCTTCCTGGTAGTCACGACCAATTGCCATGTGTCGGACTACAGCACCTGCTGAGTGAGCCACGCCTGTGCCAGGTGTAGGCCCATCAATACCGCGAGTAATTGTTAATGTGTTGCCAGAGGAATAAACCGTAACGTCAACAATTTCTTCTAGCGCTGTATCTGGGTCAATAACAACCGTGTATGTTTGAGTACCTGTCAACGTCTTTCCACCCATAACAGATGCACCGTTGACAACACTCATAGTAGTTGCTGTTGATGTGATTGGAGAACTCAGGGTTGTTTGCTGAGAACGGGATGAGTATTTTCTAACTGTCATTTAGGTTCCTATCGGCGGGAGAAATGAACTCGAGGCGGGTAGTTCTGTTGCTGTGCTTTTGTTTCTTCGTTAAGGCGTTGCTGGTAAAGTGCATACAGTTGCTTAGTTGCACTTTGAGATGCACCATAAGGTCGCTTGCTATCCGTCTCGTCAGCCTGAGGGCTAACCATTGCTGCGCGTGCTGGGTCAAGGTATGTCAATAGACGATACGCTGCTCCAAGGATTGCTACATCTTTTGTTGATTCTGGCAAGCCAGTTTGTGTTGAGTAGTCTTGTGAGTTAGTGGTAAATGACTCTGGGTCTGTTGCATAGACTATGCGTACCTTGCGTCCAGAGATAGGATACTCACCAAAAGTAATAGTCTGTGCATTAGCACCAAAGGCTGTAGAATCTGCAGTTGAATCAAAATCATATCGACGAACTGGGACCCACTCTTTAGACGGTCCGATTGATTCCCATGATACTGTAATAATGTTCTTAATGTTTAAGTTGTTAAACGCGTATGTTGTTGTTGCTGCATTGAATGTAAATGATGTTGACTTGAGAGCAAAGATGCTAGACCCAAGTGAACGAATAGTATCGTTTATTGCACGCTTGACTGAGTGACGTGGGAAGGTTGGGCTAATAGTGACCTTCTTGTCAGCAAGGTGCGTATCAGCAGTAGAACCTAGGTATCCGCGTCCGTAAGGGGCGATGGTTGCCGTATTAGAGATACGGTCATATGAGTCAACCCATAACAACTCTTCGTCAATCTCAACAATACCCTTACCTACAGATTCAGTAGAACCAAGAGACAAGATAAGTGGAGAGGCACTTGATGAGGTTGTTGTAGTTACCGCAGTCTTGAGATAGGTCGCTCTGTCTTGCTGAATAGTGTAACCAGCAAGGTTAATAAGAACTTCATCAATCATGTTCTCTAAAGTAATTGTCATGCGTTGATGCTCCTTAGGGCAGCAGGTGCTGCTAATCCTGTAGTTGATGCTAGTTCATTACAGATACCATCTATGTCTTTGAACTTGTCACGTGTGCGTGAAGAAGATGCTTTAATGTTCAAGGCTCCAACAGTTGCAAGTCCAGTAGTTCCAGCCCAAGCGTTAGCCGCGCCTTGTTCGTCTAGATATTTTGCTACATCGGTTATTCCAGCGAGCCTGTTAAGTTCTGCTGTTAAACTGCTTCCTGCTTTGCCTAGTGCCATTATTAACCTTTCGTATAACGCTTTGGTAGTACTAAATTAGATTTCTTTTCTTCTTTAACTCCGCCAAAGAATGCTTTGTAGTAATGCTCATCAAATGAGAATCGTTTCATATGAGGAACTACCGCACCTGTATGACAGTATACTGGAATATCTGCTTTGCCAACTAGAGCAAAGAAGTAGATATCTTCACCCATAAATGACTTACCAGTTCCAATTTCATTGAAGATAGCAATCTCGTTGCCAACTGCTTCAATAATCTTGTCAATTACATTTCGGTGCATAAGAACAAATCCCATACCCGCTGCCTCAACTTTAATAAGTTTGTTCTCTGGCATTGGGTGAACTCTCTTGATACCAACCACACCATCTTCTGCTTCTGCAAAGTTAAAGATAGTTGGCATTGGAATCATCAGAGGCTCTTCTGGTGTGTCTGTTGTAAAATAAACTCCAGTAAGAATAGGGCGTTCTGCCACATCCTTGTTGTCCCACAGAAGTCTAAACTTTTCTGGACTAATAACAACATCTGAATCAACCCAGAGTAGCCACTCTGAGGTGTTGTTCTCATACCAATAACGAATTATCTTTTCACGCTGTCTAGCAATCTGATTGCCTTGACTTCTTAGGGTGGAGGTAAAGTTGATGTCAGATTTAAGCATAACGTCTGTAACGCCTTGCATAAACTTGCCGTCAACCATACCATTGTCACACCATGCAATTGATACTGTTTCTTGTGCCATTGTCCCCACCTTTTCTAATTACTTTGTCTTTGTCTTTGGCTTTGTTTCGTTATATGCGCCTGATGCGCCAAAGATTGCAGCCTTTGATAGAGGCTTCTTTGGCTTAGCCTTGGTTGCCTTTGCAGCAGGCTTAGCCTTAGTTGCTGTTGCTTTTGCAGCGGCAGGTAACTTAATGCCTTTAGCCTTTGCTGCTGCCTTCATTGCATCGTATTGCGTCTGAGATACTGGCTTACCAGCCTTGGCAGTAACGCGACCTGTGGTCGAAAAAGCCTTAGTAGAAATTTTTTCGCCTGTACCAAAGATAGCCTGGCCAACGCCAGACTTTGCAAATTTACCAACTGCTGGTGACAACTTTGATGCTGCGCTCGCGCCTTTGCCCTTACCTAATGCAAGCAAACCAATTGCTGCTGCTGTTCCGCCAACAACTTTAGCCTTGTCAGCCATAGATGAACCTGACTTAGCCTTTGGTTTAGGTGCTGGCTTTGTTACTGCTTTGGTTGCTGGCTTTGCCTTTGGTGCATATGTTGCCTTAGCGGCTTCAAGACGCTTTGCGCCATACATACGACGTACACCTTCTTGGAACTCGCGTGCTAGTCCGCCAGCCGTGCTGCCGTTTTTGCCAGCAAGTTCTAGGGCCTTTGTCATGCCTAACTTCTTAATATCATCGATTGTCTTCTGAGACACTCTACCAACTAGTGCATCGCCTGACATACCTTTTCCGCCACCCTTAGGGTACTTGCCTGCTGGGCGCTTTGGAAGAGTCTTCTTACCGCCTGTGTTTGATTCTGTTGCCATTTTACCATTTCACCTTGTCTGCCCAATATGCGGCACTTAGTTTTCCTTTGGATATATTACTTGCGTGTCTTGCTTTGAAAGACTTTCTTCGTGCTGCATTGGCTGCTGTTTCCCCAGCCGTTTTAGGTGAGCCAGAAACGCCTTGTTGTCCAAAACGTATGGTCTTAATCTGGCTACCTACCTTAGCCACAACAACGTGTGACTTAGTAGGGTGGCTTGGAGTTTTCTTAGGCTTGTTAAAGCCTGCTACTCCAGCCCGAGTTAATCTTGAGTCTTTCATTTCTTCTTCTTTGCTGCCTGCTTCTTTGCATCAGCAAGGGCTTTTCTCAATAAAGCATCGTACTGTTGAGGAGTCATCTGAGTTGGAGCAGGGGTCTTCTTTGGCTTTGGTGGGGTAATCTTTCCAGTCTTGCTATTCTTGCTGCCTCCACCTGGAAGTGAAATCTCTAGTCCTGCCATGATTACATGCCTCTCTTGGCTTTTGCCTTAGGGGTTGGTGCTACCTTAGTTTTTGGAGGATTAAATCCAAAATCTTTTAGAATTTTTTCTGACATTCGGTCTACTTTTTTCTTGGCGCCTTTAGTAGTTTTATATTTACGGTCGTCAGCCATAATTACATGCCCTTCTTGCGAACTACTGCTGTCTTCTTTGCCACGCGCTTAGCGACGGTCTTCTTGACAACTGCTTTCTTCGCTACCTTCTTAGGACCATATTCAATCATACGCTCTACTTTGCCTTCTTTTTTCTCATGCTTCTTTGATGCTTTTTTAGCAGCCTTCATACCCGCTGCTGTGTAAGGAAACTTCTTACCTTCTACTACTGGCATTATACTTGTCCAATCTCTTTCATTACTTCGGCGGTTTTTTTAGTTATCTGATGCGCTTTAGGCATTGTTTCCGAGTTATAGGCTTTACCTATAGTCTCAGATGCTGTATATGCTGCTTCCACATGAGCACGTGTTGTGCCTCCTGGTTGCATTCCTTGCGCTCTAGCATCTCTGTATGACTCTAACTCTGATGTCCACTTCTTGTCAGAAATGTCTCTTGTTGCGTCTCCAGTATTAAGTTGTAGACCTTTAGCCTTGCATCCAAAGCACTCATATGGACCGCCACATTTGGTGTGGTCTACTGCCTTGAAATCTTCTGATATGAATGGATTCTCTGATATTTCATCGCATTTAGTACATCCGTACATTGCTACATATGAAACCATGTCGCCATCTATTAAGTTATATCCCCACGTTACTACTTTTGTAATGTGGTCACATTCACTGTGCTGTAAAGTTTCCTTCTGTAACATCTACGCCCCCTGCAATTAGTGCTGCCTTTGTTGCATCATCTACCGTGTGCTCGTACCCACCACGATAAACTTCCTGATATTCAAGTAAGTCTTCATCTACTGGATAACGTGTCTGGTAGTACTCTCCATCACTTTTTACAATTGTAATGCCTTTGCGCAGATTGGCAAAGTAAAACAACCTGTGTCCACCCGATGGACCTTCTAGTACATATGGTGTTGTGAATGTCCAGTTTGCCATGTTACTCCTTCTAATGGATTTACTGCCAAGCAGGGAGATTTCTCCCCCTGCTCAACCGTCAATCAACTATGCGATTGATGAACCTGATTCGATTCGGTATAGTGCTTCTTCGCGGTAGCGAGCAAAGCCTAGTACGCCGTACCAACCCATTGGGCGGTGACGCATCAACTTGTCAACGACAGGTCCGATAACCACATGTGGCTCTTCGGCAACTGCCTCAGCAAGTGCTTGCTGTCCTGCGATGATTGTGCGGTAGTTACGAGCAGATGATGCTCCGTCTGTAGCATTGTACAAACGTGGTGACTCTACGAAGTATGCACCTTCGTATGTACCAATTTCTCCCGCCCAGATGCGGTCCTGTGATGAACCGTATTGGTTTGGTAGCAACCAACCTGCTGAGCCTGTTTCGGCGCGTAGGTCGTGTGATACTTCTGGGTGAAGTCCAGCCCAGTATAGTGAACCCTTACGGGCAACTGCCTTGCCTGCACGCAACTTTGCAACAGCCTTGCGGATGTTAGCAGAAGAAAGTGTTGCAGCAGCAGTAATTGTTGCTGTTGATGTTGCAGTTGAACCTGAGTAGATTACGTTTGTTCCAGCACGCAATGTTGCCATCGCTACTGAGTCAATTGAATCTGCTAGGTTGAATGCAATGATGTTAGCAATTGCTGGGTCTACATCAGCGAGGCTGAAGAGTTCCAAAGCACGTGTTACAAGAACAGAGTTACCATACTCGTTAAGAGTAATAGTAACAGATGTTGGTGTAGACATTGCTACTGCATCTGGGTCTGTTGTTTCTGTAAGAGCAGTTGTTGCTGCTGATAGGTCAACGTAGCGCTGTAGCACTACTGTTGAACCTGGGACTGATTGCTTAGCAGGACGCTTATCTGCGACTGAACGAATTAGTGGCTCTGAACGTAGAGCAAATTCAAGAAGTCGGTCATAAGCCTTCTGTACTAAACCAGCAGAACCCGCTGTGCCGCCGAGGTTATCGGAAGCAGTGGATACGTATGCGTTAGCCATTTAGGTTATTTCCTTTTGTTGTAGTTAGAACTATGATTGGTTTAAGAACCGTAAATCATATTGATGATTTCTTCTGCGGATTCCGCATTCTGAATTCTCATCGCCATATCTTCGGCTCGGTCAGGTGTTATTGCACCCTGAGTAACCAAGTCTTGCTGGCGTAATGCCGCACGATTTTGGCTGTTTACTTCGGGTGCATCCTGGCGAACTTCTAATCCAAACAAGTCTGCGTTATCATCGAGCCAGTTATTAACTGACTCTTCGCTAACTTCATCCAAGTCTTTTAGGATTAGTCGTATTGCTTTAGGATTCACACCTTTCTTTTCTAGGGTTTCTTTGACGATTCTCTCACTTTGGCCAATGTACAAAGTCTCGAGTTGCTCGGTGAGTTCCTTGATACGTTTTTCATCAGAACGCTTAGCCTTCCGTAACTTCTTTAAGAGGTCACTTCCGCTTTCGTTACCAGTAATGGTATCGGTATCTAGTTCTTCGTCTTCGTCATCCCAGTAGTTGTTGCTCATAGCAACCACCCTTCTATTCGTTGTAGTCGCAAGCCTCAATTGCTAGTCGGGGAACTAGGTTGGCTCTTGCTATCGGTCTAATACGCTGACGGGGCCGATGGGTCCGTTCAGGATTCTATTTTAGATTAAGCCTTGGGCTCTATCTTTTGAGGCGAGTCTTCCAGAAGAACCGCTAAATCTATTGGCTTCTTCTTCTGTAATCCTTCTAATCTTTTCTGCTGCTGCAGCATTTGATTGGAATGTGGAAGCAATTGCTTCTTGTTGCGTGAAGTCAATATTGCTCATACGACCTAATGATTGACCACGTTCTAATTGCTTCACTGTCTGGAAATCAGTTAGTGACTTGTTGTAGTCATAACCCTGTCCAGCAATGTCTCCACTAACTAGGTCGCTAACTGTTACACCCTGTGTCTTTGCTGCAGACTGAACGCTAATTTGCTTAACCTTCTTAGTTAATTCAGCAGCGCCTTCCTTGCCTAGGAGCATTGCCTTAGCAATAGATGTTCTATCTGCTCCTGGGAAGCCTGCGGCTAGGTCTGCCTTAAGGGCAGATGGGGCGTTGTCAATTCTGTCAAATGTATCTGTAATTAAGTTGGTTACTTCAAGAACTGACTTGCCTAGTCCAATAACTCCACCAAGGAAGTTTTGGTTGGCAAGTTCACCCATACCAGCAGCACGAAGAACATCACCCATTGCAGATTCTGATTTGAAGTATTCTGCAATAGTCGGTACTTCAATTGCTTCGCCACCACGAAGTCTATCTGTTAAAGCATAGACTCCGCTAAAGCGGTCTGTAAAAGGTTTTAGCACTGGGTTGGTTCTTACTTCTTGTAATGAAAGATTAAGGGACTCATCAATAGTTGAACCACTATTGTAGAATCCAGATACTGAACCATAAAGTGCCAGTACCCAAGGTTTATTCATTTCTTCTAAACCAAAGAAGAGAGCAAGAGTGTTCTTAAATGTCTCAAATCCTAGTGTTCTTTTATTAGGGTCATCCGCAGGAGGTGGTACTACTACAGTTGGGTCTCCAGGAGGTTCATCTGTGCCGTCGCCGTCACCGTCACCGCCGTCACCGTCACCGCCACCGCCGTCACCGTCACCGCCGTCACCGCCGTCACCGCCGTCACCGCCGTCACCGCCGCCGCCGCCTCCGCCGCCCGCTGCTGCCGCTGCTGCTGCGTCGGCTGCTGCCTGTGCATCCGCTGCCGCTTGTGCGTCAGCCGCTGCTTGTGCATCCGCTGCCGCCTGTGCGTCCGCTTCTGCTTGTGCGTCTGCCGCGTTTTTATCTGTTATTACTTTGCCTGCTACTGCTGCTGCGCCTGCTGCTGCTGCTATTTTAGCAGCCTTTACTTTATCTGCTGCGGCTTTAGCAGCCGCTATTTTATCAGCCGCAGCCTTCGCTGCTGCTGCTTTGTCAGCCGCTGCTTTAGCAGCCGCTGCTTTGTCTGCTGCAGCCTTTGCTTTATCGGCTGCTGCCTTAATAGCCTTTGCCTTATCGGCCGCAGCCTTCGCTGCTGCTGCTTTGTCTGCTGCAGCCTTTGTGGCTGCTGCTTTGTCTGCCGCGGCTTTAACAGCCGCTGCTTTGTCTGCCGCAGCCTTTGTGGCTGCTGCTTTGTCTGCTGCGGCTTTAACAGCCGCTGCTTTGTCTGCCGCAGCCTTTGTGGCTGCTGCTTTGTCTGCCGCGGCTTTAACAGCCGCTGCTTTGTCTGCTGCAGCCTTCGTGGCTGCTGCTTTGTCTGCCGCGGCTTTAACAGCCGCTGCTTTGTCTGCTGCAGCCTTCGTGGCTGCTGCTTTGTCTGCCGCGGCTTTAACAGCCGCTGCTTTGTCTGCTGCTGCTTTTGCAGCCGATGCTTTAGCAGCCGCTGCTTTAGCGTCTGCTGCTTTATCTGCTGCGGCTTTAGCAGCCTTAACTGCTGCTGCTTTATCTTTTGCTGATTTAGCATCATCTACTTTTTTTGCTGCAGCCTTTGCTAACTCCGCTGCTTTCTTTGCTGCCGCAATAATGGCCGCTGGGTTTACTGGCATTATACTCCAAATCCAAAGGCTCTTGCGAGTCCTGTTGCTGCATCACGTGCATCTTCGTTGGCCTGTTGTGTTAGTTGATACTTAGGGTCTTTTTTTGCCTTAAGCAATAATTCATAACGTGATGGGGCAACACCTTTACCGTCAGGTCCAGAATAGTTTGTGTAGGACATTACTAGGGGGTTATCCATTGTAACATCCGCTTCTTCTACTTCCCATGTCTTTGCAAGCATCTTAATGATAGGCGCAGCAATGTCGTAGGTTGTCAAGGTTGGGTCTTTAGCAAATCGGTCAGCAAACTGTGGATATTCTCTTGCTGCAACTTTTTGAAGTTCAACAGTGTAATTAGCAAGAGTTGTTTTACCCATAGCAATCTGCTTGGCAACATCTCTTATTTCATTATCGGCAACACCAAAGATGTTAAACTTATCTACTAGACCACGCACTTGGGCTAGAATGCCGAGAGACTTGGAGCCTAGGGTTTTCTCGTCACCGAAGTTAATCTTACCCCATACCCAGTCTGATGTAAACTGAGCAGGGTTAAAGAAAGAAGGATACTCTGTCTTTGCGGTAGATGATATTGTCTTATCAACCGCTCCCTTACCTGCACCAGGTGTTAGTTTGCTTGCAGAAGAAGTAATTACTTTTTCAATTTGAAGTTTTTGTTCAGCATCAAATTCTTTCATGAACTGCTTTACATCTGCAGTAGTAAACTTGCCAGTATACCCAGCCTCTTGTGCGGCCAGGTTCATGATTGCAAGTGCTGTGTTAGCAGTTAACTTAGTCTTAACGGTTGAAGTACTTGTTTCAGCCTGAGGGTTTCTGGTCTTATCTCCTGATGTTGATGATGCACTACCCACTACTGAGTTGATGTAGGCGACAACTTCGGCACCTTCAAGTTTACCGTTTTTGTCGGTATCATACTTCGCCATTTCTGGTGTAAGAGCCATATTAACCAACCGCCTTTAGTGAGTCATTGTCAAAATATCGTGTAAGTATTGTTTTCAAATTACCATCCCATTGGCTGGCATTTGCCTCAACCCAAGAGTTGTATGCATCTCTAAGTAAAGCCTTGCGTGGGTCGTAATCTGGTAGTTGTTGATAGACCTGTGTAAATATTGCGCGAGACTCAATAAAAGCCTGAGTATCTTTCCAGAACTGGCTGTTTCCATTTTTAGCCATAAACTCTTTGTTACTAGTAATTTCTACAAGTGCTCGAGCATACTTGTAAGAAGTGTCACCACTCTGAGCAAGTTGATACTGGTCATACCATGCTTGGCTCTGGTCTCTGAATACTGAAACAGCAAGGCCATCTAGCACCGCTTTAAGTTCTGGGTGAGCGCGTAGCGTCTTGCCGTCAGTAATTTTTGCCTCTAGAGCCTCTTTAACATCCATGTATTGATTCCAAGTACGTTGCTTAAGGCGCTCAGTCTCAATCTCCTGTGGAGTCATCTTGAGTTCGTTAAGGTTTTTACTTGTTCCTGGCAATGTTGCACTTGGATTAGATAAAAGCGCAAGAATGTTGTTTGACTGCTTTGCTGGGTCATAATCTAAATCAGCAGTTAGCAAACCAACTAAACCAATTTCACCTGGCTCAATGTTAGCAAGTCGTCCAACTAGAGCATCATTGTCTTCAAATATGCGTGCGTATGCTTCGCTTGTTGCAGGTATATTTAGATTCTTAGATGAACCAGTAAATGTTACTCTATCAAGCATGAACTTTGGTCCAAGTAGGGTTAGCATCTCTTCGCCTGCGGCATCACGTACTTCTTGGTCAGACATATTTGGATTCTGGGCCTTGTACTTCTCTTGCAACTTATAGTACAGATTTGAAGTAAGAGCCATTGGAGCGTTGTCGACCTTGTAGGGAATACCAGCATATGGTGACATAAATGTAGATAGGAACTTAGCGCGAAATAGACCCTTTACTTGGCTTTCTATTTCAGCATCAGATGGCATAGCATCTTGGATTCCCATTTCAACCAACATAGCGTTGTAATTGTAAACAGACTTCCAAGAACTTAGGTAGTCTCGTTGTCCACCTTGACCGAATATCTTGGCTGTTAATTCTCTCTGCCAATCTGGTCCGCTGTTAACTAGGTTCTTAACCCAAGGCGGAGTGTAGGCATCTCGAACTGACGTAGGAGGACCGTAAGGGAAGATAACCTTGTAGTAGTTTACTCCACCAAATGTCATCATTTCTTCAAATTCTGCTTCTGATTTATGAAACTTTTGCATTATCTGACCTACTGAAAGACCTGTAACAAATGATGGTCCTGGTCGGTTAAGAAGAAAACCTAGAGATTGTGCGCTAAGTTTAACGCCTTCTCCTCTTGAGCCCATTCCCAGTTCATTGGTTCCAGGTACAATCAAGTGAGATATCTTGTTGATATCATCAGTTGGGTTACCAAATTCGTCAACGCCAAATGTAGTATATGCACGTCCATAGTTAGATACTACCGCTGCTGCGCGAACTGGGTTCTTAGCAGCAAGACGACCATAGCGCAAGAACGCGTTAGCGTTTGCACCTGGGAACGCCATGATTGCGCGTAAAGAATTAATAAGACGATTAGGGTTATTAATAGTATAAAGAGTCTTTTCCATCTCTTGCAGAGCCTCGCGGCCTGCCGCTTGACGTAAAGCATTGTACTGACCTGTTGTCATCTCGACACCTTGGTCTATTAAGTATTGTGCTCGTCGTGCAACATTTTCAGTTGCTAACTTGTCAAACAAGGAACCACGAATAGGATTTTCAACACTTGCAAGTGTACTCATTACCCTAGTCATCATTTTGTTATAACCTTGAGTTGCAGCAGCAACTCCACTTACGCCAAATGTTAAGGCTTCGTAGTTATGGTTAGATGGGATAATATCATACAACTCATCAATGTAAGGAGCAAGAAGGGTCTCTAGTTGCTGAGATGTGACTTCACTCTTGCGAATTGCTGCGCGAGCCTCGTAAGATGGGTACATCCGCTTGACAAGTTCAATCTTTTCAACAAGGTAAGAAGACGCTTGCTTCTCATCAAAGACATCAAATGCCTTAAGGTAAGCAGTTCCTTCTGCGGTCTTTCCCCATGCTAGAATCTTGTCTACTGGAGTTTCTGCAAAGATTAAGTCCATCAAAGGCTCACCACGGTATTGACGATTAGCAATGTCTGCTAATTCTTCAAAGTAGTTTTCGTCTGCTATGCCAATCTTTGACATAGGAATCTTACGCTTAATTGCGGAAACACCTGATGCTACAGACATTTCTCCTAAAAAGTTAATTTGCTGTGTTCTGGCGTTCTGTGTTTCTGCGCGTACCGCTGCAGTAAAGTTGTTTGCACTTCCAGTGCTCTGTTCTTCAATAAAAGAATCAATATGATGTTGTGTACCGTTAAGTACAACAACATTTTTTTCCCTTGAGTAGTAACGCTTCTTAAACTTTGCGCTCTTACCAAATACGTCTGCTTGCTTAACTCTGGCTTCGCCAAGTTCTTTAACGACATTGTCAATAGTAACATATGCTTGCTCAACTGCATCATCTGCGGCTATGATTATTTTTTTGTTGGTTGCCATCTTACCAATTATGGTCTTGTAGTTAGCAACTGCTGCTTTAGCCTTTTTGACTTCTTTAGTTTTCTTTGTAATACCTGGCTTAGATTCAAGGTATGCAATTCTGCGCTCTAATGTTGCCATACTAGGGATAGCCTGTGTAAGCCCGTATGGAACCATTGCATCGCGCAAGTCTAGTTCTATGCCATCGACAATTTCCTCGAGAGCCTTTAGTTCCTTCTTTGCAGCAGATAAGTGCTGTGACTTTGTTGCAGGAGAAGCGTTGTTAAGTAGGTCGTTAACCGACTCTTCTGCTTTATTTTTGGCAGCGATAGCCTGTTGTAACATTGTAGACCTGTCTGCAACATTGCTAGCAACAGCCTTATACTCAGTCCTATTGGTAACATTTTTTCTAACATATTCATTAGACCAATTAGCAAAATTCCTAGAACCTCTTACAATGCCCTGAGCGAGTATTTCATTTCTTACGAATGTAATGCCCTGTGACAAGCCAACGCTGATGATTGGCTCAAATAGTGACTGCTTAAATGCGTATGATGGGCGAGCAAGTACGTCAAATGTCCACACCTTGTTGAGTTCACCAAAGATATCTCTTCCAGCGCGATTACTTGATTTACCTAGTTTAGTAAGTCCTTTTGCTGCTTCAATGTCAAGTTGAATCTCAATGTCATCCCAAGGTGTGAAGCGGTAGGACTCTGCAAATTGACGCAATGTTTGAGGCTGAACTAGTGTTACATTTCCATCGTAACCAACGCCAAAGCCGTTTTCTTTGACAGATTGCATTCCCTTGCTAACATTCATTTGGAACTTTGCTACATAATTATTAATTGCTACTTCATCATATATCTTAGCCTTGTATGCAAGCATACGGCCAACCTGAGCATCAATTGATTTAAGTGCTTCTACCTGTGCGATAGAACCTTTACCTAGTGTATTCATGTATTCGTCTTCTAGACGAGCGCGAACAACTGAAACCTTTTCGTATAATCCAGGCTGTGTTTCAACCTTACTAGCACCATCTCTAAACATCTTCATGTTATTAAGAAAACCAGTAAGTTCTACACGTGCCTGTAATGGGCGCATACCTGATAGAGAAACAAAGCCAGCAGGTAATGCTTCTGTTCCGCGACCAGCAAGACGTACTCCGCGAATTACCCAGCCACCAACAGTTGTACCAATTGTGGTGTCAAAAAAAGCATTCTTTGGAAGTTCATAATCACGACTACGAATCTTTGTCTTTGCTTCACGTACTGCAGTCTGTCCCTTGATTAGTGTAGACGCACCAACAATAGGCTCAAGTGGCATGAAGTTTTTTCCGCCAGAAAGTAAATCGCCTTCTGCGCTAAAAAATGCATCTCTAATTTTTGTAAACTGTGGGTCATTATTAATTGCATCGTCAAATGCTTTCTTTATACGCAAAGCAGATAAACCTGTTGGTAACGGTATCTCTCCATCTTGAATAATCTTAGTGCGTATTTGTGACTTAACATCAGCCATGTCAAATAATTTATCACTTGATGTATCTGCTATACGCTGTAATGCAGCAAGATTACCCTTATCAGCAAGAAGCAAATCTTTAACAACACTTGCATCTGTTGCTTGATGAATAATTGGAATCAATCTTTCATTAGTGCTATACTTCATGACTAGGTCTTCAATCATACCCCAGTCTTTGCTACCAGCAAGTGCCAATACGTGGCTTCCTGAGATAGTCTGAGCACCTTGTACACCGTTTGTGTTGGCGTATAGTATTCCATTATCCATATCGGCTGCTAATGAATCAACACTCTTAGTCTTAGTGTACAGACCAGCAGGCTTTGCGGCAGCCTTTACGCCTGCACCAGCCAATTTGCCAGCAGCACCAATACCCTTGTTACCTACAACAAAGTCACCGATACCAGTGTACCAGCGACCAACTGCATTATCAACAAAGTTCTTTTTGATACTTTCGTCTTCCCATAGGTTGACGTTATCAAGGTCAATCTTACCAGTAGAAAGAACCAACTGAGATAAAGGATTAATCATTGGTACTAGGCTTGATTTTGTAAGAGCCTGCATTGCAGTAACTTTTTCGCTGCGGTTGTACGCTGCTTTAATATCAGAGAACTGAAAGCCTTCTTCAAATTGTCCTTTTTTGTAAAGAGGAGAAGTTAAATCAGTTACCAAACCTAGGGTAGCAATTGGTCGAGAAATAAGAGGTGAATAAATCTTATTGTTAAACTCAACAGCGCCCTTTAACAAGAAGTCAGCAGTGGACTTGGTCGCAGCCTTGGCCACGCGTCCTGGAGCGGTAGACTCGATTGCCTTGTTTACACTGTTAAGAGCATTTCTTACATTTGCAGTAAACGCTTCTTCTCTTTTTTGTTCATCCTCGTTTAGGTAAGAACCGCCACCTGTAAGTTTTTTGAGAACAGAACCTGTTGTGGATAAAAATGAACTCCATGAAGACATTCTTACCCCCTAAAAATTTCGTTTGATATAATTTTTTTCGTTTCCGCCCTTGACATCTTCCTCGGTAATTCCGACAATAAAAGCGTCACGCTCTTCTGGGGACTTCCATGGAATCATTGCAAGTTCGATTGCTATTCCTGCGTTTTGGTAGCCTAGTGAGTTGGCAAACTTGTCAACATTGTCGAAGAAACTACCAGGTGTAAATGTAACATCAGCCATTTATTCCGCCGTTAGAATTTTGGATAAGATAGTTTACAAAACGCTTGTATGAATCTGGAGCGTTTGGAGACTGAGCAGCAAGGCTTAAGTCTGGAAGATATGACATAGCAATCTTTACATTCTCGTCTTGACGTGCATCATTCTTAAAGGCATTTGGTAGCGCTTCTGAACCAGGGCCAGGACCAAAGTCTACACCAGCAGTAATTGGCTCTGATGGATTATTTGTTGGGTCCATAAATGTACCTAGTGGTGACATGTTAATCCCACCATAAGGTTCTCCCTGTGCTGCAGGTGCTGCTGCATTAACTGATGCAACCGCTGCATTACCTTCAACTCGAGAGTTGTTTAACGCACTATTCTCACCGTAGGCAAAGCCAGTGTAGTTACCACTCTGTCCTGCTCCACCTGTACCTGAAACATTGGCAGGGTTATTCTGCGGCGCATCTGGGCGCATTCCTCCACTGACCATTATTCCTCCTACTTAAATTGTTTAAAAATATGAATTGGTTCTGAGCACATATTGTCATATCGGATTGCGATAGCAATTGCTTTGCGAACCATTGTTTCTGCTTGATTAATAGTCTTTACTTTTTCCACACCCAGCGCTGCCAAGGCACCGAGGGCAACATCTCCGCCGCTACCCATAACATATACATTACGAACATCGGTATCCCAAGAGTAGTCCTCAGAAACCGAGAACACTTGCCCCTTGACCGAGATGAGGAATCCCCCATCAATTTGTGCGACATCGCCATCCTCTTTCATGTCGATACCTGCATCCACAAAGTTCTTACGCATTGCTGGTATGAACTTCTGTGTCATAAAAGTATTTAAGTCTTCTTGTACGGTAGGCTTAGGTTGCTTATAGCCATAATGCAACACGTTACTAGCACGTGATGAACCACAACCAGCAATTAAAATACCGTTGTTTTCTACAATCTTTGGTGTCTTTGCTATCTGAAAACGTCCATGCTCATCACTAAGTCGTGAATCGCATCCTAGTACCGACCAACCGTCACCTTGTATCGCTACCAGCGTTGTCATTTTATCCCCTAGTTGTCACTCGTCCTGTTGCTTTGCCACTACCGCTTAGGGTAGATAAAATAGTTTGTAAGTCTGGTGCTACCGCTGGAGGTGCCATACCTGTATCCATTGGAGAGCCTCCTACTGGAGCCGCGCCTGGAGCAGGGGACGGCTGCTCGACAGGAGAAGTTGCCGCCCCAGCAGGAGGAACTTGTTGCTGTGGAGCAAATACATCTGCGATTGCATCTTCTAAGGTTTGACCCTTTTGACGCGCAGAAATTACTCCCGCAATCTTAGTTACGATAGATGCTGGGTCTCCGCCTTGCGTAGCCATCTGCGGAATAGCCTGAGCCATTGCAGTAATACCACTAAGAAGTGATGAGCGCATGTTTTCGATTTCAATCTTTTCAAGTTCTTGTGTAACATTGACTGTGAATGGTAATTCACGCATAGCCATGTCCTTGGAGATTAATCCTCCGCCAAGAGCCTGTAGCATAAAAATAAGTCCCTGTGCTGGGTTAAGACCAGCAAGCATACCATAACGAACATCTGCAGAGTAATCACCCTTGATGTCTTTGGTTGGCTTGTACGTAATCTCGTACGGTGAACCAGAGTCTACACCGCGAATTGTTTTTTCTTCTGCAAAGATTTTCTCATCTACTTCAAAGCATAGAGATACTACATCGCGTAGCGCAGAAGCAAAAATTGCCTGTGCTGATTTAACCTGTGTATCAAATGCACCCATAAGTGCCTGTACGCCTTGACCAGTAACAATGCTTGCATCAATATTACCTGAGCGTCCTTCTGGATAACGAGTACCAGCGCGAAGTTCTTGGTTAAGTAGTTGGGCTTCTGTAAATGCGCCTTGTGGAATGTTTAATTCGACACGACGAACGCCAGCAGGGTTAGAGGTACGGATAACCGCATCTCCACCCAACTGGAGTTCTTGAACGTCTTGTGGTAACACGATTGGTGCTTGAACACTTTTTTCCGCTGCTTCCATTGCCAGTAAGGCGAAACGGTTGCGGAGAAGTTGAATACCTAGTACGTCGTCGAATTGTCCACGCATTTCACCATCAATAGATGGCTTACGCGCCACGACAACCATCATCTTGCCCATTGGATTCAATGCGCGAGATAAAACTAAATTACCCTTTTTAGGTAAGTAAATTAATGATTGGTCCTTGTCGAAGTAACGAACCATTTCGACCTGAGCATGCAGGTCCTGCTGGTATCCTTCACGACCTAGAATTTGAGTTTCATATTCTGGGAACTGTGCGACCAGTTCTCCAAGGGTCATCATGTAGCGTTTTGCAAATGCCACACAGCGTCCGTAGCGGTCGAATTCTGGGTAAGCCCCAATCGGATTTTCTACGCGAATACGCGGCAACTTGCTTTCTTCGTCCAATTCAATCATGAAAGGAACGAAACCATATGTTAGATACCAGTCTGCGCCTGAGTACATCTGTACGGATAGGTCAGAGTGTGAGAAGTAGTTAGATGCAATACGGGTACGCTTGTCAGCAAAGTTACGTGCCTTGTCGCTAACGGAGTTAGCAGCAGAGCAGTTGATTGCTGGAAGTGGAGCCATGACCTCTGAAAGGTCACGGGCTACCACGTCAACAAAGTTGGCAACTACGTTAGCATCTACACCCTCTGGGAAAAACTCAGGGTAGACAGATGCAATCTGTCCCTTACGAACTGCGAGTACGCTTAAGTTACGGGCATCACGTTCGTGATTGCGGTAGCGCAACGCTTCAACGCGTGCTGCTACTTGTTCCATCGATAATGCCATTGGTATCCTAACGATTGATTAAAAAATTATTTTTATTGCATCCGATTGTCTTCAAATGCACTGCGATTCTTCTTTGGGGCCATCTTGCCTGGTGCGGTTGGCTTCATACGGTCAGCAGGCTTTTTCTTTGGAGATTCTGGTTTAAATGGCATTGTTTTAGCACGTGGTCCAGAGCCATCTTTAGGTGGGGTATAAGGCATTTTTTGCGCAGGAGAAGGAGCAGAATTTGGCTTGTAAGGCATTTTCTGTGAAGGCATAGCAGCCTTTTTCTTTTCTTGTTCCATTTGTTGATAAACTTTACTTACGTTTGATTGTGCTTTTCCAGTAATCCCGCCAATAGTGCGTGCGGGTTTTGGTGTCATTGGCATTTTATTTTCCTATCCATAGGTTTGCGACCATTGGTCTGCAAAGGCTTCATCTAAATTTACTGCTTGTCGTCTGGATGACTGTGCTTGCGTTGTCCATCTGTTCTGCATCCATTTAGATGCATTACTGCTTTGTTGCATCATCTCGCGTATGCGGATAATAGCAAACCAAAGAGCCATTACACAGTCTGTTGGGTTCTTAGTATCTGGTTTCCAGGTAATAAGTTCCTGCACAAGAGTCTTTAGGCCTTCGGAACCTTCGTTACTTGGTAATTCAATTAAGTTGTTATCCTGGAATCTACCATCGCGGGTATTACCAAATAACATAGACATAGACGCAACACCAAAAGACGTGTCCCATTTGTTCTTGCCAGTAAAGTGAGAGTTGAGTTGGCATCCGTAAGATGCAAGGTATGCTCGTAAATCATCGTCTAAGGCATACGCCTTCTGGTGTGCGTTAATTTCAATACGCAGTTCCTGTGGACGATACTTCTCTACCCACTCCTCAATCAAAGATTGAATCTTTGCGGGACTTGGGTCAGTCATGTTCACACAGTCTAGGACGTAGATACGTCCGTCTGCTCGGTTGTAAGTAGCAACCACGGCTCCTGTAGCACCTGCCATAGCAGGGTCAAGACCAATAATGGTATAACCTTCAACGTGCTGCGGATGTCCTGGAGTTCCTGCTTTTAGAGGTCCTCTTTTTCGCATTCCGTTGACGGAACCTGCGATACAGGTGGGAGAGAAGATTGAGTCTTCTCGGACATCTTCTTGCTGGTAGACCATAGCCCATACTGACGGAGCGACCTCAGAGCGACGCTTAAAGAGCGAGGGTCCATCCCATTTAGGATAAAGTCCGTTGTCAAGTTGGTCATCCAAATCGTTTTCTTGTTGGTCAGTTTCAGGCCAAAGTGTTTTCCAGTTAGCAGGTTTATCGTCAAACTGCAATACGGCTGGCATAGCACAGTAGGTAAAGGGTGTTTTGCCACCAGTCCACTGTGAGCCATCCCTAATCATCTTGTACAAATCTACAGAAGATACGCGGGTTCCTACAATAATAAGTTTACCATGTCTACCTAGACGGGTGATAACTTCCTTCTGCAGCCATTCAATCTGCTTTTCCCACTCATGGGCGTTAGAACCCATCACCACGTCGTCAAGAATAATCAAGTCGGCACGTGCTCCGTAAATCTGTGACCCAAAGCCTAGGGCTTGTACGGTTGGGTCCTTCTCACCAGAGTCTCGACCTGTTCCCAGGTAAATCATGTCGGCAGACCACTGTGTAGCATCTGCCTTATAACCACCGTTAGGGCCAAAGGCCGTTTGGAGTTTCATGTAGCCAGGGTGGGAAAGGCGCGTTTTGATAGCGCCTAGGAACTTGCGAGCCATACCCTGAGTCTTAGACACGATAATTACTCGCGTGTTAGGGTTGGTCACAATCTGGTGTGTTACGTAGTTAGTCGTAATCGTAGTTGACTTGGCGTGCTCAGGTGGCACGTTAATCAAGACACGATTAGGGTCTCCAGGCTCGTAGGTCATACCCGCAGGTAGCCAGCGTGGAGGTTTACCCTCAATAAGGTCAATCCAGTTTAACTGGTGATTAAATAACTTAGAGCCTAGGAACTGCTCTGAGAATTCATGGAAGGGCATATCCTTAAGTTCGGATAAGTCTTGCTTTATGCCTTTACCAGCAAGTCGGGCTTTGTCAGCCTTCTCCTTGAAGTCGGCATCTGCCATGCTCCATTGACGGAAGGCGGTATCTTGACGGTCAACGGCTGCCATAGCAGCGGTGACTGTAGCCCCTTGTTCTAGAAGAGCCAGGACTTTAGCCTGGGCTTCATCCTTACCATAGGTCTGTTTTCCAGCCTTGCGTCCCATTGTTTGTCCCATCTAATAACGCCGATTTAACGTACCCTATAAACGGCATAAGGGGGGCATTTTGAAAAAAAAATTTAGAATTTATATATATAGGAGGAGCGGAGTCTTAAACGGAGCGACTCCGTAATAATTTATATCTATACTATAGAAGACCCGTTCAAACGGGTCTTTTCCGAGTGGGTTGGGAAAGTATTTTCCCGAACCCCTGTATCTTATGCTCACAGTGTGACGTAGGTCACATGCTCCGAGGAGTACTTAAGGTACTCTGAGGGGGGATTAAATATAACAGAAAATAATTATGGGAGTATATATATACATACAGACGCGTATTATTAAATACCGCGGTCAAAACATTGCGCTAATGCGCTTATGTCATGCGTTTATTGTGTGTGATTATGAATTGTTAATGAGCAACTTTC